GTGATAGTTGAGATAAAATCATAAAAATATGAGTAAGACAAAACGAGTAAGAATTAGCAACGAAAGTCTGAATAGTTACGGATTCAGAGTCTTGACCAGCGGAATGGAAATTGGTCAATATAGTCGAAATCCTGTACTACTCTATATGCACGAGCGTGGTAATGTGATAGGCTATGTTAAAGACCTGAAGGTTGAGGATAACGAGATAACAGGTGAGCTTATGTTTGACGAAGCAACAGAGTTAAGTCAGCGTTGTAAAAAACAATGGGAATTCGGATCTCTCAAGATGGTCAGTGTAGGCATAGATATTTTGGAGATGAGTGAAGATCCTAAGTTTCTCGTAGAAGGTCAGCTTCGTCCAACTGTTACAAAAAGTAAACTCTTCGAGGTATCGTTGGTAGACGTTGGTGCTAACGACGATGCTCTTGTTCTTCAGAAAGATGGTCAACGAATAGAATTAGGCAAAGATGGTGGCATGGTGCTACCTCTTCTACATAACAATAATAACAATCAAAAAGAAAAAGAAATGAATCAAGAGAAATTAGCCCTTGAGTTAGGTCTTGCAAAAGATGCTGATGAGGCAGCTATCAGTGCTGCTTTGGCAAAACTGAAGACAGAAAGTGCAGAAGTCGACAAGTTGCGCGCTGAATGTGATACCTTGCGTGTCGCACGTATTGAGACTCTTGTGAACGGAGCTGTTGCCGAGAAGAAGATTGGTGAAGACAAGAAGCAGCACTTCATGGAATTAGGCAAGAAGATTGGTGCTTCTGACTTGAAAGCGACCTTCGATGCAATGTCGCCACAAGTCAAGCTTAGTAACTTGATAGGTCATCAAAGTGGTGAGCCAAATGCAGGACAAGGTGGGTACGAGAAATTAAGCGATGTTCCTGCTTGCGAGATGGAAAAGCTCAAGAAGGAATCACCAGCTTTATACAAGCAATTGTATAAAAAAGAGTACGGTTTTGAGTGTGAGATTTAAACAAGTATAACAACAAAAAGAAAGAAAAACAATGACAAGATTGATTTCTATGTTAGCAGCTGTTCTTATGAACAGTCTTGTAGGTGGAGTAATTGCTTCTGCCTTGGGGCTCCCAGCTATAGCAGGTGCTGTAGCCTTGAATATGATAGCAGCGGTAATTGGACAGGCCATTCCTAAGGGTAGTCTTCGTGCTGGTGTCTATACTGAAATCTGGACAGGTGAGTTGGTAAAGCATCTCCGTCGTGGACTGGAAGCATCATTCCTTGATGGTATTCCTGATAATTCAAGTATTGTTGATAATGATGTCATCCACTTGATTGATGTAGGTGTAGACCCAGAGGTTTTGATTAACAATACGACTTATCCTATCCCACTACAGGCTTTGGAAGACAAGGATATTGCTATCAAGCTGGATAAGTTCCAGACTAAGGTAACTCCAATTACTGATGATGAGTTGTATGCCTTGAGTTACGATAAGATGGGTCGTGTGAAGGAAAGTCATGGAAATGCTATTAACGATTCGAAATTCGCTAAGGCTGCTCATGCCCTCTGTGCTAAGGAAAATACTGAGACTACACCAGTATTGAAGACCACTGGTAAGCGTGACTCTGTAACAGGTCGTCGTAAGATGACTCTTGAAGATCTCTTGAGTGTTAAGAGGTCAATGGATAAACTGAAGGTACCATCACAAGGACGTCGATTAGTGCTTTGTAGTGATCATGTCAATGATCTGTTGGAGGTTTCACAGGCCTTTAAGGAGCAGTACAATATCGATCGTAACAATGGAACGGTAGGTAGACTCTTTGGCTTTGATATCTATGAGTATGCTGATAATCCTCTCTACACAACAGCAGGAAAGAAGAAAGATATCGGTGCAGCTGTCACAACTGGTGAGTTCCAGTGTTCGTTTGCCTTCTATACACCACGTGTCTTTAAGGCTACAGGCTCGACCAAGATGTATTACAGTGAAGCATCTACCGACCCACAGAACCAGCGTTCACTCGTCAACTTCCGCCACTACTTTATCTGTATGCCTAAGAAGGCAGATACTGGTGTAGTGTTAATGAGTGATTACAAGAATCCAAGCCTTCCAGAAGGATAAAAAGTAGAATTATAAATTGTAAGACGTATGAAACTGAAAGTTATTAACGCATTTTGTGATAAGATAGACCACGTAACGGTATATGAGCCAGGAACTATCTTGGAGGTAAAGGACGTAGAACGTGCTCAAGACCTCATTACACGTGAACTATGTAAGGAATTCAAGGGTAAGACCGCTCCTACTTTTGTTCTCGGTGACCAGGAAAGCGAAAGTGAGGCTGGTGAAACTAATTCATCAGACAGCTTGACAGAGTCTGAGGGTGAATCAGAGAACAACTCTGAGAATCAATCAGAGAACAATTCTGAGAATGAATCAGAAGAGGAATCTGAGAATGAATTAGAAGAGGAATCTGAGAATGGTTCATCGGAAACCTCTCCCAATTCAGATAATGATGAGTAATCCTATGAAGTACCTTGTAATCCACTGCACCGCCACTCCAGAAGGTCGTGAGGTAAGCTCTAAGGAGATACGTGCATGGCACACTAACCCTGTAAGTCAGGGTGGTCGTGGCTGGAAGCAGGTGGGTTACACGGACATGGTTCACTTAGATGGTCGTGTGGAACGATTAGTGGATAACAATGAGGATGCTAACGTTGATCCATGGGAAATGACAAATGGTGCTGCAGGATATAATGCTGTAAGCCGTCACATAGTATATGTTGGCGGATGTGATAAAGCCATGAATCCTAAAGATACTCGCACAGAAGCACAATGTGAAGCGTTAAAGCGTTATGTGCAGGATTTTTACCGTCGTTTCCCTCAGATTAAGATAGTTGGGCATCATCAGCTTAATCCTGGTAAGGCTTGTCCAAGCTTTGACGTTCCTAAGTGGCTACGTGAGATTGGTATCAGACAAGTTTAATTGAATTGAAAGACAATGGCAGACACAATATTCCAGATTCTGCAATGGGCAATCCCTTCAGGTGGTATCGGTGCTGCCATTGCCTGGATAGCAGAAAAGAAAACAAGAGATGCCAAGACAGCTAAAGAGGTGCATGATACCTACAAGGCTATGTATGAAGATATCTCTGCACTATTAGTTGAAACTCAAAAGAAGTATGAAGAAACAAAAGAGCAAATTG